AGTCAGACAAACCATCAGTGATTGGTATTAATGTTAAAGCACCTGAGATTTTAGACAATGAATGATAACGTCAATCGACCCAAGCATTACACACAAGGTAAAGTGGAATGCATTGATGCTATCGAGTCGGCAACCATGGGTCTGGTGGGGATAATTGCAGTTTGTGTAGCAAATGTAATTAAGTACGTGTGGCGATTTGCTTTAAAGAATGGCGTGGAAGATTTAGATAAAGCAGATTATTACTTACAAAAACTTCGCAAGAAAGTGAGGGAACGTGATGGACATCAAATCAATGATTGAACAATTACGTGAAGAGTTCGCTATGGCACATCTGAATAATACCCGGGTCATGGAGATTATAGATACGTTATGGAAAGAGAATCAAGAACTCAAGCGATTGGCAACAATGAAGTTCAAAGACATAGACGATGAGCAATAAAAAAGAACGTGGTAATAAGTCTTTAGCTGGCCCTGGTATTGATCTAGATTTCAGTACCAGTCCAGAAGTTTATAAGTTTCTACAAAGCAATAAATTTGTGCGTGGATTGATGGGGCCAGTGGGGTCGGGTAAATCCTATGCCTGTGCTGCAGAGATCATGATGCGTGCCGTTAGGCAAAAGCCATCCCCTGTCGATGGTATACGTTACACTCGTTTTGTTATTGTACGTAATTCTTACCCAGAACTCAAGACAACAACGATAAAAACTTGGCAAGAGTTGTTTCCTGAGAATACTTTTGGTCCGATGTTATATACACCTCCAATCACTCATCACATTCGCCTCCCGTCCCGTGGCGATGCTGCGGGTATTGACTGTGAAGTGATTTTCCTAGCATTGGACCAACCTAAAGATGTCCGTAAACTACTCTCCTTAGAATTGACCGGAGCATGGGTCAATGAAGCTCGTGAACTACCTAAAGCAGTGATTGACGGACTCACTCACCGTGTGGGTCGCTATCCGACTCAAAAAGATGGTGGCCCAACATGGCATGGTGTGTGGATGGATACTAACCCTATGGATGATGACCATTGGTGGTTTAGATTATCAGAAAAAGAAAAACTGACAGGTAAATACGGTTGGGACTTTTTTAAACAACCAGGAGGCGTGATTGAAGTTGAGAATGAAGATCTGCCTGATAACCCTGAAGCCAATGATCATATCTTTGCTGGGGGTCGTTGGTGGAAAATTAATCCTAAAGCAGAGAATGTAAAAAACTTACCAAGTGGTTATTACATGCAGATGTTAGGGGGTAAGAATCTAGATTGGATACGTTGCTACGCTGAAGGTAAATATACTTATGTACAGGAAGGTAAGCCTGTATGGCCCGAATACAATGATCAGATGATGAGTGAAGAAGTTGAATATGATCCAGCACTTCCTATTCATGTGGGTCTTGACTTTGGTTTGACACCAGCAGCTGCAATTGGGCAGCGATTAAATAATGGGCGATGGGTTGTGCTACATGAGATTGTTACTGAAGATATGGGGTTGGAGAGATTCGGTAATGAACTCTTAGCACAACTTAATGCCAAATATCCAAAGGCACAAATATTAGTATGGGGTGACCCAGCGGGTATGCAACGTGATGCGATCTATGAAGTGACTGCCTTTGATTACTTACGCACATTAGGATTGCGTGCGCAACCCACGGCATCTAACAACTTTAAAGTCAGACGTGAAGGGGCTGCGGCTCCAATGCAACGATTGATTAACGGTAAACCCGGATTGATTATCAACAAGTCATGCAAGATGTTGCGTAAATCTTTAGCTGGTGGTTATCACTTTAAACGAGTCAGTGTCGGTGCTGGTCAAGAACGATTTAGAGATACCCCAAATAAAAACGAACATTCGCACATTGGCGATGCGTTTGGTTACTTAATGCTTGGTGGTGGTGAGCATAAACGAATGACTAAGTCTAACTTGGCAGCGAATACATTAATATCACAAACTGTAGTCAATAGTGATTTTGATGTTTTTGGATAATATTGATCAGATACTTAAAACTATGCCTCATGTACAGCATGGGTATTATTTACCATTCCACGAAGATCATCTGTCAAACTTTAAAGGCTTGCATGAGTATGGATCTAAATTATTATCGACTGAAGATAGAAAACGGGGTATTGCGTTTCAGTCTAAAGCTGGTCCTAGCGTTACTGCGTTTGTTAACGGTAATCCTGTCGCTGTGTTTGGTTGTGTGCTTCTCTGGCGTGGCGTTGGTGAAGCGTGGTCTTTATTTACTAGCGAATCAAGAAGATATCCAATAGCAATGACTAAGGGTGCGATATCATTTTTTAATAGTTGTCAAACATTATTTAATTTACATCGACTACAAATTACGGTAAACTCTAATGATAAACGTGCTATGAGTTGGGCAAAAGCTCTTGGATTTATATCTGAAGGCTTGATGGTTAATTTTAGTGCAGATAAAGATGATACATATATGATGAGGAGAAAGTAATGGGTGGAATGTTTGGAGGCGGTAAGCCAGATACATCTGCTGCGGAAGAGTCGTTAAGATTGCAACGTGAACAAGCTAAAGAAGCAAGAGAAAAAGCTGAACAAGAGCGTAGAGACTACGCAGAGGAAATGGCTGCAGGTAAGCGTGCAAGACGTGTTGGTGGTAAACGAGGATTATTGTCTGAAGGTCGATTCTCACCTGAGCTTGGCATTCAAGATGATGAAGAAGATAATAATACATTAGGATCTGTATAATGGCTGCTCTAGACTTTGGCATGGCATTAGCACGAGGCATGTTACCTACTTCTAAAGAATCACAAAAAGATTTACTCAATCTTGCTGGTGGTCGTAATGTATTTAAGTCTGAAGACTGGTGGAATAAAGCAGTTGATAAACAAATATCTGAAGGTTATCGTAAAGAGAAATTTCAAACAGAGTATAAAGTAGATACTGGACTTGCAAAATATTTTGGTATGGGTGCGCCAACACCATCTAAGCAATATGTATGGAAACCAGCAGAATTAGGTCGTGGTGGATTGCCAGGAATGTATGGTCCTCCTCGGGGTGCAGTGTATACGGGCGGTATGTTTTCTACTCCAAAAAAATATGAAACACGTGAAGTTAGTTTAGGTTATCAAGGCGATCGTGAGGACTTTACTGCGGGTGAATTAACAGATATTGAAAAAAGTTCAAAAGCTGGAGCGCAAAGAATTAAAAGAGATATGGCTCAATCTAAAGCTTCTAGATCAAAATTAAGAAGAGGTACAGGTGGTTTGTTATCTAAGGCAAGTATTGGTCCTGAATCTACAGGATTATCGCCATTAGGAGTAACAGGCTTAGGTTTAGATACAGATACATTAGGTAGAAAGGTTACATTATGAGTGATGATTTAGAACAATACGCACATATTCCTAAAGGCAAGGATGGGAAACCCACTAAAGCTTTTATGGAAAAGATTTACAACGAAGATCGTGATTTATTTATGAAATTACAAAATGCGTTCTTTACGACTAAAGCAAATATGAATGCTGATCGTTTTACTAAAAAATCAAAAGAGAAAATGAAAGGTGATAAAGATGTCAAGTAAAGGCTTATATCATAATATGAATAAACGTAAAAAAGCTGGCACGAGTCGTTCTAAAGAAAACTCTACTATTAGTGAAAAAGCATATAAGAATATGTTAGCTGGTTTTCCTAAAAAGAAAAAAGCTTAATGTGGTCTTATCATTTTTATTGGGGATTTAATTTAGGATTTGAGATCTACGAAGGTGAAGTCGATGGAGATCCTGTAGATTACTTCTTAGTTAATCTAGGACCATTACGTATTCAGAAAGCAGAGTGGGCGTAATGGAAAAGTATAGAGGGGCATATTCAGTACGAGATGTTGAACAGGTTAGGCTGGTTGAAGGTCATGGCTTTTCAACAGGATCATTGCGTACATTTGCTGATCCATTGCCAGCTACAGAAAGTATTGATATTGCGATTGCGTTTCCTAGTGGAGTCAATCCTGTATTTAGTATTTCAGGATTATGTGCTGGTAATGCGATGGGTTATTTATATGAGAATACAAACGTAACAGGTGGAACATCATTGCCTATTATTAATCGTAATCGAGCCAGTACGATTGTCAGTCAAGGTGTAGCCGTATTGAATCCAACAGTAGTGTATGTAGGTACACCCATCTTACAAGAAATACTTACTGGCGGTGTTGGTAAAAAAGGTGGTGGTGGAGAAGTAAGTGGTAACAATTTAATATTAAAAGGATTAACACCATACTTATTTAGATTAACCAATGCAGATACGAATAACAATGCGCATGCTGCTGAAATTATATTAAGCTGGACTGAATAATGGTTGCTAAAAAATATCAAAACCCTACAGGTGGCTTGAATGAAAAGGGACGTAAATATTTTGAAAACAAAGATGGTGGAGATCTTAAACCACCACAAAAGTCTGGCACTGATGGTAGGCGTGTCAGTTTTGCTGCACGGTTTAGTGGGATGGATGGTCCTTTAAAAGATGAGAAAGGCAGACCAACTCGATTAAAGAAAGCATTACAAGCTTGGGGATTTAGTAACAAAGAAGAAGCAAGAGCATTTGCTAACAAAAACAAAAAGGGATAGTTATGGCAGAGATGATGAGATTAAGTGCAGAAGATGTATTAAAGAGACATGAAAAAGCACTTGTAAAAAAAGAAGACTTTAGAAACTTATATGAAGAATGCTATGAGTTTGCTTTGCCACAACGTAATTTATATGATGGGCATTATGAAGGCAAAGTAGGTGGCACGAAAAAGATGAATCGTGTCTTTGATTCTACTGCAATTAATTCTACACAACGATTTGCTAACAGAATGCAATCAGGCATCTTTCCTCCACAACGTAAGTGGTGTCGATTAGAACCTGGTTCTGAAATACCTCAAGAAAGAAAAGCAGAAGCACAAGCTGCATTAGATCAATACTCAGAAAAAATGTTTGATACACTGAAACAATCTAATTTTGATATTGCTATTGGTGAGTTTTTACTAGACTTGTGTGTAGGTACAGCAGTGATGATGGTTCAACCAGGCGATGACCTCAGTCCTATTAACTTTATTCCTGTACCACAATACTTAGTATCTATTGAAGAAGGTGCTAACGGTCATGTAGATAACGTGTATAGACGTATTCGTATGAAGGGTGAGGCAATACAAAGACAATGGCCCAATGCAAAAATACCAAAAGAATTAGCAGACAAGATAGAACAAAAACCAACAGAAGATTATGAATTAATTGAAGCAACTATCTTTGATCAGAAGCGTGGTGACTATTGTTATCATGTGATTGAGAAGAATACTAAGAAAGAAATACTATACACTCGAATGGATCGTAGCCCATGGATTGTATCTCGCTATGCAAAAGTTGCTGGTGAAGTATACGGTCGTGGTCCATTGATTACTGCATTACCTGATGTTAAGACATTGAATAAAACATTAGAGTTAGTTTTAAAGAATGCATCATTAGCTATTAGTGGAGTATATACTGCTGCGGATGATGGAGTATTAAATCCTAATACAGTAAAGATTATGCCAGGTGCTATTATTCCTGTAGCACGTAATGGTGGTCCTCAAGGTGAATCACTCAGACCATTACCAAGATCAGGTGACTTTAATGTGTCACAAATTGTTATGAATGATTTGCGTACAAATATTAAACGTATTCTACTTGATGAATCATTACCACCTGACAACATGTCTGCTCGATCTGCTACCGAAGTTGTAGAGCGTATGAAAGAATTATCACAAAACTTAGGCTCTGCATTTGGTCGACTCATTAATGAAACAATGATTCCATTAGTATCTAAGATACTAGAAGTTATGGACGATAGAGGGATTATTACTTTACCATTAAAAGTCAATGGTCTTGAAATTAAGATCGCACCTGTTGCTCCATTAGCAATGGCACAAAACATGGAAGATGTACAAAACTTATTGCAATATGCAACCATTGCACAACAAATGCCTAACCCAGCAATGTCTCTTAAAACAGAAGAAATGATGGATTATATTGCAGAGAAGTTAGGTGTTCCTCAAAGACTCAGACCTACTCCAAGAGAACGAGCAATGTTACAACAACAACAACAACAAGCTATGCAACAACAAGCAATGATGCAGATGGCTGCAGAAAATCCTGAAGGCGTTGCTGAAGTTGCACAACAAGCTGCACAACAAGGATAATTATGGCTGGATGGGACGATTTAGAACAAGCATTACCGCTTGATATCAGAGATGTAAAACAACAACGTGATGATACCGATAGACTAGTACTTAGAGTATTAGGTACTGAAGATGGACAAAAACTAATGCAGTGGTTAAGACAAGCTGTATTAGAGCAACCTGTTGCCTTGCCGGGAAGCGACTCAAGCTATGCTTACTACCGTGAAGGGCAGAATAGTATAATTAGAGACTTAGAAGCAAGGTTAATTAGAGCAAGGAAATTATAATGGAAGAAGCAATCGAGCCTAGTGTTCAAGAGGAAACTCAAGAGTCCACTGGCTTACTCGATGGAGCAACTCCAGAAATCGAAGAAGCTAGTGAAGCAGATCCACAAAAAGTAGAAATAGATCATCGTGATCCAAAAGAGGTAGAAGCACAAGCTGATTACCAACCTGAAGGTGACGATGATGAACCATTAGAGCGACCTGATTGGTGGCCCGAAAACTTTTGGAAGGGTGAAGAATCTGCACCTGATTTAGAAGGGATCGCAAAGTCATGGATGGATCTACGCAAACAAATCTCACAAGGTAAACACAAAGTACCTGAAGATGGCAAATATGACACATCTTCATTTGGTAACATACCTGAAGATGATCCTGTAAGACAGCATGTAACTAATTGGGCAAAAGAGTATGGCATTAGTCAATCTGCTTTTGATGCATTAGTTAGTAATGTTGTTGAGATGCAAAATAACAACATGGAAGCATTTCAAGTAAATTTAGACGCAGAACGAAAAGCACTTGGTCCAAATGCAGAAGCACGTATTAACGGCATGGTAAAATGGGCAAGTGGTTTAGTAAACAAAGGCGTATGGTCTAAAGATGATTTTGAAGAGTTTAAAATAATGGGCGGTACTGCCAAAGGTATTGCTGCATTAGAAAAACTTAGAGCATCGTATGAAGGTAGATTGCCTGTTGAAACAACTCCTGTTGAGGGCGCACCATCTAAAGAAGAATTATATGAGATGGTAGCTGATCCAAGATATCAAACTGATCCTTCTTATCGTCAAAAAGTAGAAAGAGCATTCGCTCAAAACTATTCGTAGTCTTTATTGCAATTTGCCTTGTCTTGGTATAAAATCTGAGATAAGGCTTATTGTATCTATTCTTGATACAACCCTTAACGCAAGTAACCTTGTCGACCGGCTATCGTAAATAGCAAGCACTGGCCCAGATTTCCTGGCATACCACAGCGATTAATTTATTTTTATTAATTACTATAAGGAGATAATAATGGCTATTGGTTTATCTAATGCTTTTATTCAGCTCTTTGATGCCGAAGTTAAACAGGCGTACCAAGCTAAAGCTCAATTGGTTGGTGCTACTAGACAACGTAAAGGCGTTGAAGGCGAAGTTGTTAAGTTCCCTAAAGTAGGTAAAGGCGCAGCTACACTACGTGTACCACAAACTGACGTTACCCCTTTAAATGTGGACTTTTCACAAGTTACAGCAACACTAGAAGATTGGAACGCTGCAGAGTATTCTGACATCTTCATGCAACAAAAAGTAAACTTTGACGAAAGACAAGAGTTAGTACAAGTTTTATCTAACGCTATCGGTCGAAGACAAGATCAGTTAATTATTGATGCGTTAACAGCTTCTGGTACATCATTAGCAGTTACAAACGACATCGGTGGTACTGATACAAACTTAAACGTAGACAAACTACGTGAAGCTAAAAAACTTATGGATAAGAACAATGTTCCTCCACAAGATCGTCACATGGTAATTCATGCTAACTCATTAGCATCATTATTAGGTGATCAAGAAGCTACATCAGTTGACTACAACTCAATCAAAGCTTTAGTTTCTGGTGAAATCAATACATACCTTGGTTTTAAATTCCATGTACTTGGTGACAGAACTGAAGGTGGTTTAGCTATTGATGGTTCTAACGACAGAACTATCTGGGCATTCCACAAAGATGCAGTTGGTTATGCTGAAGGTATCGCTCCTCGCACAGAAATTAACTATGTTCCTGAAAAAACTTCATACTTAGTTAATACTATTCTTTCTGCTACTGCTGTAGCGATTGATGCAGAGGGTATTGTTCAACTCACATGTCGTGAATCTTAATAAGGAGAATTATAATGGCTTACTCAAAAGACAACCTACAGCCTATCGGTGGTCAGTCTAAAGCTGGTAACGCTCCTCAAATGTGGAGTTATACAGCACCAGGTACTGATGCTATTGCTGATATTAATACATCAGGTTACTTCAATAACGCATCAACAGTATTAAAAGTAGGTGACTTAATTCATGTATGGGATGCTTCTGTTCCTACATCTACATTAGTTACTGTACTTTCTAATGCTTCTGGTGTTGTTGACGTATCTGACGGTACAGCATTATCAGTTGCAGATGCTGACTAAGTTGTAATATGCAATATGACGGGGGTGTATGCCTCCGTCTATTTGCACATATAAAGGAAAAGAAATGGCTACAGGTGATACCGATATTAAAATATGTTCTGATGCATTATTAATGCTTGGAGCTAATCCTATATCTTCATTTACAGAAGGCACTGATGAATCTAATATTTGTGATCGTATTTACCCTGATGTCAAAATCAAAACACTAGCTAGTTATCCATGGAGTTTTTCATTTAAGAAATCACAACTTGCTAGATTAGTTACAACTCCAGCTAACGAATACAAATATGAATATCAACTACCATCAGACATGATTGGTAGACCACGAGCATTATATGATAGTGATTCCACTAATGTAGTGCCTAGACGTGAATACAGAATTCAAGGCAATAAAATATTAACCAACTATGAAACAGTGTATGTTGATTATCAATATAATGTGCCTGAATATGCACTACCACACTTTTTTGTACAATTACTAAAATATGAAATGGCATGGCATTTATCTATGCCGATTACTGATCAAACAGACAAAACTGAATATTGGAGAACAATAGCTCAAGGCACACCAGGCGAGAATGGTCGAGGTGGTTATATGCGACAAGCAATGAGTATTGATGGACAAGGACAACCAACAAACGCATTACAAGATTTTTCATTAATTAATGTGAGGTACTAATGGCACGTTTTGTAAACGTACAAACAAACTTTACGTCAGGTGAATTAGATCCATTAGTTAGATCTCGTATTGATATTCAATCATATGCTAACGGTTTAGAGACTGCAAAGAATGTTATTTGTCAGCCACAAGGTGGTGTGACACGTAGACCTGGTACTAAGTTTATTACTAGCTTAGGTGATTCAAGCACTGTGACAAATGGAAAAGTAAGATTAGTTCATTTTGAATTCTCAGTTGATGATAGCTATATGTTATGTTTTACACATAATAGAATGTATGTATTTAAAGATAAAGCTCTAATTACAAACATCAATGGCTCAGGCAATAATTATTTAACTACTACAATTAGCAATACAATATTAGATACAATGTGTTGGACACAGTCTGCCGATACATTAATTGTTGTACATGAAGATATCAATCCTGTTAAGATTGTTCGTGGTGCTAGTGATTCATCATGGACGGCATCTGATATTACATTTGATTCAAGACCTCAGCACGCATTTACTTTATCAACTGCAAATACAAGTTCATGGGGAACATTAACACCAAGTGATGTGTCTGGTAAGTTTACAGTTACAGCAGCTAGTGGTTCTTTTACAGCTGCTCATGTCGGTCAATATATTAATGCTGAACCACAAGGGCGAGCTAGAATTGTAAAACGGGTCAGTGCAACTCAAGTAAGTGTTGTAACAGAATTTCCATTTTTTGATACATCAGCTATTGCTAATGGAAACTGGGAGTTAGAAATTGGATATGAGAACGCATGGTCATCTACTCGTGGATGGCCCAGATCAGTCACATTCCATCAAGGTCGTTTATTTTTTGGTGGATCTAAATCTAGACCATCAACAATATGGGGATCTAAAATTGGATTATTTTTTGACTTTGAACCAGTGGAAGGATTAGATGATGATGCTGTTGAAGCTACCCTTGATACTAATACTTTTAATGCTATCGTTGATCTTATTAGTGGTAGAGATTTGCAAGTATTTACTACAGGTGGTGAGTTTAACGTATCGCAAGAAGGATTAAGTCCAATTACACCATCAAGTTTCTTTCTATCATCTACATCACGTAATGGTACAAGAGAAGGTGTTCGAGTTAAACAACTAGAATCTGGTGTTTTATTTGTACAAAGACAAGGTAAAGCTTTGTCTGAGATTGCATATTCTGATACACAGTTAACCTATGTTACTTCTAAAATATCTTTATTATCAGGACATTTATTAAAATCACCTAAGCGTATGGATATTAGACGTGCAGTGGCTACAGATGAAAATGATTTGTTATTAATTGTTAATGAACAAGATGGATCAATGGCTGCGTTCTCATTACTGCGTGCGCAAAATGTTATTGCTCCAAGTGAGTTTGTAACTAATGGTGACTATCTTGATGTTGGAGTAGATATTACAGATATTTATACAGTTGTGAAGCGTGATGATAATGGCACAGATAAATATTATATTGAAGCATTTGATGATGATATTAGAACAGATTGTGCTGTAACTGGTACAACGGCAGCTAGCTTAGATGCATCACATTTAGACGGTCAAACAGTGCATGTTATTTCTGATGGGTTGGTTGAAGAAGATCAGATCGCAGATAGTTCAGTAACATTTACTAATCCACCAACAACATCATCTGAGGTAGGATTACATTTTGATGTTGAGGTTAAAACAATGCCTGTTGAATTAAAGATGCAAACAGGTAGTCGTATTGGATTTAAGAAACGTATTGTTGAAGTTAATGCATTGTTATATGAAACACAAAACTTAGTCATTAATGGAAACTTAGTGCCAATTAGAACTTTAGGTGCTGGAGCATTAGATACATCAGTACCTGAATTTACAGGAACAAAGGTACTTCATGGTATACTTGGGTATAGTAATGATGGACAAATAACTGTGACACAGAATGCACCGTTAAAGTTCACATTGCTTGGTTTAGAATATAAAGTAGCAACACATCAAGGAACTTAATTATGGGAGCAGCAGTACCCTTTGCCGGGGCAACAATGACAGGGATGGGAGGAGCAGCAGCGACTTCAGGTGCTGCCATGTTTGCTGCATCTGCACCTATTGCAGCAGTGACTTCATCAATGATGATGAATCCATTGATTATGAATCCTGGTGGTGCTGGTTTATTTAGTAGCCTTGGTACTGCTTTTAGTAGACCACTATTTAGCACTAATTTATTTGGCGATATTAGCTTAAAAACATTAGGATATGGAATATCCACAGGTACAAGTATATACAACAGTATTCGTCAAGGTAATATTTTAAAAGCTCAATATGAATTAGAGGCTGAAAAATCTTTAACAGATATGGCAGTCAAACAAGCGAATGCAGAAGTTGAAGCAGTAAAAAGATTGAGAGCATTAAACAAAATTAATTCATCATTTGTTGCTAATGCATATGCTCGTGGTGTGGATGGTCTAAATGGATCAGCATTATTGAATCAAATTATTAGTGATCAAGAATATGGTCGTGATTATAAGATTGACTTATTTAATCTTAATAACATTATGACTACAGGAACTGTCAACAAGGATGCTTATCAGTTAGCTGGTCAGTCAGCATTCCAAAGTGGATTGTTTGAAGCAGCTATTAAGACAGGTGAAGCAGCATACAAATATGACAAACTATATGGTATAACATAATGGTAGATAGATACGAAAGATCAGCTCAGTACGCAAACATTGGTCAAATTACAGATGCACCATCACGTGTGGCATTATCTAGTGCGCAATCTTTAGAGAGAAGATTAGATGTTATATCACAACAATTCTATGGTGAGTTAGAATCAGGAGCAATTGCAAAAGGGCAAGCATACGGTGTACGTAATGCTCCTACTCGACAACAAGTCATAGATGCTATTGCTAATGATCAAGATGTAAATGCATTGTTTGCAAATCCTGGGACAGTTGAAGGATCTGCAGCTAGAAAAGTACAAGCAGAATTATTTAGACAAGATGCTATTGCTGATTTATTAGATAAAGCAGAAACAATTAAGATTGGTTTAAATGAAAATACAATCAATTTAGAGCAAGTTGATGAATTAGTTAATACGTTACAAGCAGAGATTAATGGTACATACAATATATTAAGTACTGTTGATCCTGATTCTGGTGTTAAGTTTAATGCACAAGCAAATAAAATTGGATACGATGTTTATTCAACGGCTAATAAAATTGCTGCCAAATTAGAAACAGACATTAAAAAAGCACAGATTCAAAAGTTTGAAGACAATTACTTAAACAACTTAAAACATCAATTAGATGTACAAGATGATGCAATTAGTGCTTTAGTCTTAGTTCAAGACTTACGTAATGATGTAGTAGCTACTTACGGTATGCTAACTGATGGTGTACTAAAACCACAAGAATTAAAAGATAAAGAAGATGGCATCATTATTGAATGGATTGCATCTAAGATTGCACAGAAAGATCAGTTATTAGACTTCATTGATGGCAAGGTAACAGATTATGAGGATGTACTGACATTCCGTAATATCATTGGGAAAGAAGATGAGATAGAAGCATTAGCACTAAAAAAAGAACAAGAGCTTAATAAAGTGTTAGAAGCTAGACAAAAGCAAAACAAAATGCTTAATGAGGATATGGCTGATACTAATGAGATTGCTTTCTTTTCTGGCGATACTGATATGACTCCTACACAGTTTTTAAAATCTCAAAGTAAACTTGGTAAGTTCTATACCCCAGATCAAAAAGCAAAGATTATTAGTGGCGTAGATGCAACACCAACATCAAAACAAGAACAAGACTTTGCAGTGTTTAAACAGTTAGCTGTGATAGGTAATATTGGCAGAAAAGATGTAGAAAGCTTTTTAGATAATGGTTTGATTACTCCTCAACAATATTCTGAATTAATTGGCGATATTATTAAGACAACAGAAAAATACACAGCTGGTGTGAATGAGATCAAATTGCAGTTAGGTGTATTGGAAAATGAATTACCAACTGATGAAAAAGCTGCATATAAATTATCCTTATATAGCGAAGTATTGTTACAGTTTAAAGAAATTATGCGTGAAAGAGAAGCTAATGGCGAACCTTTGATGATGTTAAAAGTCGCTCAAGATGTTTCTAAAACAGCTAGGTATTTAATTAAAGGGCAAGTAAGAGACGAAGAGTTTGATTTAGCAGACAGAATTTTAAACAAAGCTATGCCTGAAGTTCTTGTATCTGTGGATGAGTTAATTGGTATGAGTACTAATGCTAGAATTAAAGCTTATACAGAAGCTGGATATGAAGAGAAAAATTGGGTGAATGTAGAAAGACAAATTAAAGAGATTATTAAATTAGATGCAGTATTAAAGGAGGTTGGCGTTGACTAGACTAGATGACATTTATATGAAGAATTTAGAGGTTGATGCTGGCGAAGTTGTCAATATTGACGAGCTAACAGAGAAGGCTAGGGAATCAATACAACCATCTTTATTTGATCTAGGTGTTGTAAATCAAGTCGGTTATGGTATTCCACCTGTGGATGTCATGATGACAGAGGATGATCGACAGTTCTCAGGTCAATTAAAATCTACCATTGGTAAAGGTATGGCGCAAGAAACAATAGGATTCGTTGGCGATATGTTAGGGATACTTAAAGGTGTTTACAATATGACAGACCGTCAGTGGGAAGAACTCAGTCAAAGGATTAAAGACCCAACCGTACAACCAAAAGTACGTGGTTTATTAGAATCATTTCTTGCTGGGTTTAGTGATATTGAAGAATTAGGATTACCACCCGGACTTGGTATGACTTCTGAAGCAGCAGATAAAATGCTTACAGAAATGGGATGGGATCCAGTGAGTAAAGCAAATACACCTGAAAAGAAAGAAATATTAGAAGGTGTTAAAATAGGCGCACAAGTATTATCACCAGCTCCAACAGGCGCAGCAACAGAAGTTGTTAAAAAAGGTGCAAAAGTAGTGAAAGGGTTGGATGATGCAAAAAAGTCATTTAATGTACCATCAGTTCTATACCATGGTACAAATGCTAATTTTAGCAAATTTGACAAAAGCAAATCACCACGTGGACTATATTTTGCTAGCGACAAAAAAGTTGCTAGACAATTTGGAAAGAATGTTAAAGCAGTGGAATTAGAAATAAACAATCCTTTTGTAGCTTCATCTTTTGAATTTGATGCTGGATTAATGCAAAAGCTTGATATGTTTACTAATGAAATTAAAAGAAAAATTGGATTAGATTGGAAGGTTGATAAAAGTAAATCTAATGCTAGTACAATCACACCATACACTGAAGAAGGGTTAAAGAAAAAAGGTTATGATGGCATAGTTATTCCTAAAGGAGTTGGAGCGCTAGTAGATGATGTATATATACCTTTTGATGTATCACAGATAAAAATTGTTAAGGATAAAAAATAATGGCTAATATCAATCAAGAAGTTGATAAGTTAACTGTAGATAATCAATCAGTCAAAGACATGGCTGATAGTATTACTATGGATCAGTCATCAGAAATTATACAATCACAAGCAGACACTGCATCATTACAACTTGATCAACAAGACGATTCTGTATTTACAGGTGATAAGGTTGATGTTGCTGGTCCGGGTTTTATTAAAAAAATAGTAACTAAGCTTGAGGGTGGTGAAGAGAGAATCAAGCAACGTGAGATCTTAAACAAATCTGTATTTGATAAGATTGATCCAAATGATGGTGATTATATTGTCACACCATATGGTCCTGTTGATGCAAAAAAAGTTATTGAAAAAAGTAAAGACTACAAAGGGGAAGGCAAGCCAACTCGTATTCGTGATCGAGGAAAAGGTGGCCCAGAAGTTACTCGTACTAATTTAAACAACATTAATGGTCCTGAGTCATTTACACAGTTTATTAACTTTGTTGGCGATCAAGCTCCGGCTAATCTACAACAAATGCCTATCAAGAAACTTGCTAAAGAGTTAAGTACACCTACATTTTCTGCCGTTAAAGATGGTCAACCTGTTAGAGCATTTAAATCTGAAGATGAAGTCAATGCTTGGATTAAGAAACAAAAAGATGCTGATATGTATGAGGTACAACAAAATCAGTTATATAGTGAGCGTTTCTTAAAAGATGTATTAGATCCAAACAAGAAGACTGTAGCTGACCCTGTATATATCAGAAAGATGTTATTAGCTCAGGTTGATGTTGCAGCTAAAGCTGATGCACTAGCTAAGAAGATATTAAAAGCAGATGCAGATGGATCTTTGACACCAAGCATGCAAATTGAATTTGAACAAATGTTTGCATTATTAGGTGAGGTAAATAAAGCAATTGAAGGTCGTACGGCTGATGTAGGTCGTTCATTACGTATGTTTGGTGAAGCAAGAACTATGCCGACTAGTACTGAGCAGTTAAAATTCTTAGATGCTAATGCGCCTGATAAAGATACAGTACAACGTGCTAAACAGTTTTTAGCTTTAAATACTATTGAAGATAAGGCACAAGCATCTCAAATGAGGTTTGGTAGAAGCTTTAGTGAATCAGCAGAAGTGCTTATTAAAATGTGGCAAACAACATGGATTAATGGTTTGCTCTCAAGCCCTATTACACACTTAAAAAATATTGTATCTAACACTGCATATGCTGCATGGCAAGTCCCTGTTCGCTATACTGCTGGTGGTATTGGTATGATCCGTAAAGGTATATTTAAGCAAGATGTAAAGACTGTTGCCTTAGAAGAAGGTCATCGTTTTGCAATAGATTATTTAAGTTCTAGTATTGATTCTTTTAGATTAGGTGTTAAAGCATTTAGAAACAATGCGCCATTAGATGGTAAAGCAAGTAAGTTAGAGCTTGAAGGTACAAAAAATGTCTTTGATGATGTGTCTTATGGTGACACTATGTTCGGTAAAGCATGGAAAAAAGGCATGTCTTATTGGGGTAAGTTTGTAACTATTCCGGGTAAGGCACTATTGGGTGAAGATGAAATTTTTAAGGGCAGTGCTAGGTTTGCTGAGTTTCAATCATTAGCTCGAGCAGCTAAAGATGACTACTATGATTCTTTAGTTAAACAAGGTAAGTATACGCAAGAGCAGATGGATGCAATGGCAAATCAATATTACATGAACATTGTTGAAAATCCTCCAGCAGATCTGATTAAACAAGCCGTTGATTTTTCCAAAGAACTGACTTTTACTAAAGATTTAGAAGGCAAGATGAAATGGATACAAGATGCAATCAATGATACAAGCTTAATGAGTGCTGGGCCTTTGCTTAAAATGTTTGCTCCATTTATTAGAACACCAACGAATTTAGTTACTGAAGCACTTAAAAATTCACCAGCAATGTTTATAAATCCAAATTTTCGTAAAGCAATCAAAGCTGGTGGCAAAGAAGCAGATATAGCTTTAGCTAAAGTTGGACTAGGTACAACTGTCATAATGACATTTGCTGGATTAGCAATGAATGGAATGATTACAGGCCCTGGACCAAATAACAAAAAAATGCTTAAAACTTACCAAGCAACAGGTTGGCAGAAGTATTCTCTTGTATTTAATAAAGAAGGTTGGAGTGATAAGGGTATTGAAGAGTTAAAAACATACGGATTGATTACTCAAGGTGAAGGCAAATATTATTGGTCATTTGATGGATTACAACCACTATCAACATTAATGGGTATTGGTGCAAGTATTGGTGAATACTTTATGGCAAATAGTTATCCAAATGCTCAAGGGTATAACAATACTGAGATAGAACAAAAGATGTTAATGATTGCCTCAATGGCTGGGTATGATATTTTATCTGAAGCTCCTATGCTACAAGGTGTGGCTGATATTGTTGAACTAGCTGGACATGGTTTGTCTGGTGGTTTAGATGAAGCTGAAACATTACGATTAGTTAAAAACTTATCTAATAAACTTGGTGAGTTTGCTATACAAGGATCACCAATGGGTGTGTATCAGTCAGGTAAAGCAACTATTGAAAGATTCTTAGATCCAACCGTGAGTTCATTATTAAGTGAAGATGGTGATGGCTTGATGGATTACTCCATTAGGAAATATAAATCACGTTTACCTTATTATAGTGATGACCTACCTCCTCGATTAGATCCACTTACAGGGGAAGAAGTGACAATTGGTATGGGAAATTTCTATGAACTATATAGTCCATTTAAACGAGCTGATGGTACATATATTCCGGGTTATCAAACTTTAATTGATTATAACGTAGAAGTATTTGTCCCCCCGGTGAAGAAGAATGGTTATGAATTAACTGCTGAACAATATAATATGTGGATTGATTTAGCAACTGAAAAAGGCAAAATGCAAAAAGAGATTGATAGATTAGGTATTCGTTATAGAAATACTAAAGATCTTGGTGCAGTACAAGACAAGATGAAGAATGTAATGGCTAAGTCATATGAAAAAGCATTTAATAAGTTACAAAAAATGTACCCTGAGATAGCTGATTTCTATGATGAAAAAGATTTAGAATATAAGCAAATTGGTAAAACAAGATGGAACTAACTATGATAAAATATAGTAGAGGATAATTATGGCAATTGATATATCAAGCACAACTAGACGTATAGTTTATACTGGCTCTGCTGGTACAGGCCCGTACGCATTTAACTTTGAAGTCTTAGCAGAGACTGATGTTGCTGTATACTTTAATGATACAGAACTCACTCTCACTACAGACTACACTGTATCTGATGTAACTATAGATGGAACAGGTGAGATTACCATTGTTGTCGGTACTAATGTTCCTACTACACCTGATGCTGATGATCGTATTACCATTGTTGGTGACAGAACTATTGAAAGAACAACAGACTTTACTACAGGTGGTCCTCTATTTGCCACCTCTCTTAATGATGAATTTGATAGTTTAACTATTTTTGCACAACAAGTATTAGAATCTAATGATCGTGCTATTAAAGCACCAGTCACAGATCCTGATACCATTGATATGACTATCCCTAAAGATGATGATCGTAAGGGTAAGTATCTATCATTCAACGCAACTACTGGTAATCCTGAAGTTGTTAACACAGTGACCGATGTCACCACTGTTGCTGGTATTGCTAGCGATGTGACTACAGTATCAGGGATATCATCTAATGTAACCACAGTAGCTAACAACGATGCTAATGTAACTACAGTGGCTACAAACATTTCATCAGTAAATACAGTAGCGACAAACATCGCTGATGTTATCACTGTAGCGAATGATTTAGCTGAAGCTATATCAGAAGTTGAAACTGTAGCAAATGACTTAAATGAAGCAACATCTGAGATTGATACTGTTGCTAACAATATTGCGAATGTTAATAATGTAGGCAATAACATTACTAACGTGAATACAGTAGCTGGTATATCAGCAGATGTTACAACTGTTGCAGCAGATGGAGCTGACATTGGAGTTGTGGCTGGCATATCTTCAGATGTAACTACTGTGTCAGGTATTAGCGCTGATGTAACTACAGTAGCAGCTGATGGTACAGACATTGGCACAGTAGCTGGTATAAGCTCTAATGTAACAACAGTGGCTGGTATATCAGCTAACGTCACTACAGTTGCTGGGATTAGTTCTGATGTCACTGCTGTGGCTGCGGATGCTACAGATATTGGAACAGTGGCTACTAATATTACTAACGTAAACAATGTCGGTGATAATATTGCTAATGTAAATACTGTTGCTGGTAATGATGCAAACATTACTACTGTAGCTGGAATTAGCAGTGATGTAACTACGGTCGGTGGTATTTCATCTGATGTGTCTGCTGTATCTACTAACAATGCTAACGTAACTACAGTCGCAAGTAACATATCAAATGTAAACACAGTAGCTGGAGTTAGCTCAGATGTAACGACAGTAGCTACTAATATAGCAGATGTAACTAACTTTGCTGATGTGTATTATGGAGCAGCAAGTTCTGCACCAAGCACAAGACAAGATAGTAGCGCATTGCAAGCTGGTGACTTATACTTCAACACAACTGTAGACCAGTTATATGTATGGGATGGATCTTCATGGGATGAAGCAGCATTTAATACAACTGGTGCAGTTCTATCATTTAATACTCGAACAGGTGCAGTTACACTGTCATCTACAGATGTCACAGATGCATTAACCTATACACCATTTGACAATGCAAGCGCTGGCACTATGGCTACACAAAATGCAAATAGTGTAGCAATTACTGGTGGCTCAGTCACAGGCATGTCAACACCAACATCAGATAGTGATGTAGCAACTAAGGGTTATGTTGATACAGCGATTGAAGGATTAGCATATAAACCAGCGATTAATCTGTTAGCAGATTCTAATATATCTTTAACAGGAACAACAGGAACATTAGTAATTGATAGTCATGCTGCATTAGTAACAGCAGATGCTGGTTATAGATTATTACTGACAGGACAATCAACAGATTCTGAGAATGGTATTTATGTCTATGGTGATGATGGTGCAAATTATACATTAACAAGACCTGATGATGCTGATGTTTATACAGAGTTGCATGGTGCAAGAGTATTTATTCTTGAAGGAACAGTATATGGAGCATCTGGATGGATACAAGACAACTATGATACATCAGACTTTACAGGACAAAACTGGGTTCAAGTTTCGGGTGCAACATTATACTCCGCAGATGCAGTTACCTTAGAACTAACAGGCACACAGTTTGCTGTTAAAGATAATGGTATTGGTGCTACACAGATTAACGTATCAGGCAATGGAACAGCTGGTCAGTTTTTAGCATCTGACGGTGATGGCACAATGTCATGGGCCGATGTTATATCATTTGACTCAGGCACTAAGATGTTGTTTGCACAAACTTCTGCACCAACTGGATGGACTAAAGACACTACACATGATAACAAAGCATTAAGAATTGTATCAGGCACTGCTGGATCAGGTGGTACAGAAGCGTTTACAACAGCATTTGCAAGTCAGTCTGTTAGCATTTCAGGAACAACAGATGGTACAGCAGCTGGTGGTACAGTTGGTAACCACACTCTTGCAACAAACAGAATTCCAGCTCACGCTCACGGTCCAGCTGATATAGTTAGAGGGCCAGGTACAGGAAGAAACTCTCAACCTAACATTGGTGGAGCAGTAGGTAATCTAACTAAAAGCAATACAGCAAATGCTGGTGGTGGCGCAGCTCACAATCACCCATTTTCTGGATCAAGCCACACTCACTCATTCTCAGGATCAGGTAGTGTAAATCTTGCTGTGCAATATGTGGATGTAATTATTGCAACAAAAGATTAATGTGAACATTGCAGTATTAGATAATGTTATCCCAAAAAAATTGTTATGTGAATACAATAATCTAAGATTGCCAACGTATCGATCTAGGTCTGACGATCAAGAGTCTATATACTCTACTTTTGTTGAGTATGGCGATGACTATGTAGAAGGTAATGAACTTATCTTAGACCACTTCGTGCATTCACAAGCACAATCAATTTGGGATTGGTTTGCACAAACTACTCACCTCACTATATCTAATCTTAATTCATGCTATGTTAATGTAATGAGTTATGGCGATGAGGGATATGCACACATTGATGCGACAGAAGATCTGAGGTGTGTAACATGTATCATTTATTTAAATGAAGTATGGCATAGTCAATGGGGTGGTGAAACAGCATTCTATAGTGGTAATTATATAGAAAACTTTAATGATGATTGGTATTATACACATGAAATTATGCGCTCTGTGTTGCCTCGATATGGGCGTATAGTTTTGTTTGATGGACATATTCCACATTCAGTTAGACCGTTATCTAAAAAATGTCTCATGCAACGAAAAAGTTTTATGTTAAAATTAAATAATGTAAACTTTAATGAGATAACTAATGCAATTACCAAAAGGTGAATACTGTCCATTATTAAAGAAGAAATGTATTGGACTTGAATGTATGTGGTTTACAAAATTACAAGGCAAAGATATGAATACAGGTAAGGATGTAGACGAATACTCATGCGCAATGACTTGGATGCCTATGTTATTAGTAGAAAACTCTGGCATGCAAAGACAAACTGGAGCGGCTGTAGAGTCGTTTAGAAACGAAATGGTCAAAGCTAATGAAAGTAGTATTAAGTTATTAGCAGAAACCGCTAAACAAAATTTACTAGGAGACAAACAAAATGGCTAAAGTATCAATTATTGTAGAAGACAATGCTGTATATAAAGATAAATACTCATATTCAGGATTAGATCTATCATCTTGCGGCATTCCTACTGATGTATGGGCATTACAATGGGATGGTTCTGCTGGTGAAATAGAATACAATGGCAGAGATGAAAACACTACCATTACTGAATTACCTACTTGGGCGCATGCTTGTTTAGACAAATGGCAAGAAGCTGAGGATGCTAGAATTGCAGAGGAAAGTGACGTAACACCTGAATAAAAATTTAGCAGATAATAATTATGTTGTTATAGACGGTTTTATAAGCTCTCAAGAAGCTAACGATTTATATCAACTTTTTAAAAACGATGTACATTATAACCCTCATCTGTTTACAAACGATGAGCAATGTCCATTGTCTTTTAGTATCTATAACTATCAACCCTTCTTAAAACTTCTTTGTAAGAAAATACCTGTAGTCAGTGAGTTAATGGGTGAAGAAATGTTACCTACTTATACCTATGCTAGACTATACCAACACAATGATGTATTGAAAAAACATATTGACAGAGGTTCTTGTGAAATTAGTTTAACTCTACATTTAGGCGGAGATGCACTTTGGCCCATATGGATGACAAAACCATGCGGAGAAACAGCAGAACTTAATCTAACTCCAGGTCAAGCAGTATTGTATCAAGGCATGGTATCAGAACATTGGAGAGATGCATATCAAGGCAATAACTATGGACAGGTGTTTTTACATTATGTTCGAGCTGATGGAGAATACTGGCATCATTTTGGAGATAGAGTCAATTGAATCACTTGGAAGATTATATTGTTGTTTTAAAAAACATTGTTCCTCAAGAAACTATTGATATTGTTTTACAAGAATATAAAGATTCAAACGAATGGGTACAGACTACAGTTAATGGAGATAAATTAAAAACAGAGGCTCGTAATTGTGATGTTATTAATATATCTTTACCTCAAGTAATTCAAAATAACTTACACAGACAACAAATAGATGACATAGTATTTGGTGATATTAGAAACTGCATAAGTGAATATAATAAACAATTTGAACATTCTTATGTGAGTGAAGATACTGGGTATCAGTTACTTAGGTATAAAACAGGACAATTTTATGTGCAGCATGTGGATTCTTTTCTAACAGAGCCACGTTTGGTTACAGCATCTATTCATTTGAATGAAGATTATGAAGGTGGTGAGTTTGCATTTTTTGATAGGAAATTGAAATACAAATTAAACAAGGGAGATGTATTAATGTTTCCTTCTACATTTATGTATCCTCATGAAGTTATGCCTATTACAAAAGGAACAAGATATTCAATAACTACTTGGTTTAGATAACATGGCAGTATCTAATTTTATAGAAGTCTATAGTGTATTTGATAAAGAGTTTTGTGATTATGCAATAGAAGTTTTTGAGCATGCTAATTCACATGGTCTTTGTTTAAATAGACAACAGACAGAAAAAGTAAGTAAAGTATATAAAGATGATTTGGCTGTACATTTTCCTGTCTTTGATTTTCCATTACAACATTTGAGTGCTGAGTTTGTACAAAAATTTGATATTCCATTTATGAATGAAGCTGTGCAACCTTACTATGATAAATACAGTCAACTTCGAGAGATAGGTGGTTTAAGATATTATGAAGCTAAAATGCAAAAGACTGAGCCAGGGCAAGGCTATCATGTTTGGCATTGTGAAGCAGACAGTAGGGACAACCAAACCAGAGTGTTAGTATGGACTGTATACTTAAATGATAACTTTGAAGCTGGTGAGACAGAGTTCTTATATCAACAATACAGATACAAACCTAAGATGGGTGATGTTGTGATCTTTCCAGCAGCATTTACACACACTCATAGAGGTAATCCACCTATCGGTGGAACGAAGTATATTATCACGGGATGGCTTGAGTTTTAAAGGCTTCCATGATATATTCATGTTATCTATACCTAGGATTTTAAGATGACACCACACGAAGAATTGTTGGCGCATGAAAAATTATGTGCTGAAAGATATAGCACAATACATAAGCGCCTTGATCGTATTGAGGGTATGTTAAACAAACTCATATGGGGAGCATTGGTTGGATTCGGGGCCATCGTGGTCACTGTCATTAGCCATAATATTTAATGTTATCTAGAATATGTCAAATGTTAAGAAGGGGAATACAAAATGTGGATGATCTATATACTCATAGTTATCTTGATACTCGTGGCTTACGAAGTTATCCGAAAGCCAAGCGTAAGCATGATCAAGAATGTCCTTATAA